ACCTTATGGTCCCCAACCGTAGTAGTCATAGCCTGTACGCAATGGAGCAGTAATTTCTTCTGGTTTAAATTTTGGATCAAAGTAGCCAAGATCTTCAGCTTCTTTGAGATATTTAAAGTATAGTTCATCAGGCAGTCCATCTTCACGAAGGGCATCTAATGTTTTCTTTACCTTAGGATACTGAGCGAAACGTTTATAGATTTCACGAACTTCAGCAAGTAGTGGATCAATTTCGTTAATATTTAGAGCAGCAGCGTCATGAATCGTTGAGGTGGGAATACCTACTTTACGACCCCACAGATGAATTTGTCTAACAACGCTAGCGTCGTCAGCGTGAGTGCCGTTAACTCCTAGACCTAGACGAACATCACCGACTTGACCTTTACCTAGTAGCTTACCGTCTTCAGCAGACATCTGGTAGATGTTGCGAACATAACGTCCTGACTGTGGATCATAGAAACGAATTTCTTGTTGTACTTTAGGTCGATAGTCTTGATAAAGTTTCTTACCGTCGAAAGTGACCCAAGGAATACGAACTTTCTTTGTAGCACGAGCATAGTCTTGACCTACACGCTTCCAAAAGTCAATGTAGTTATCTGTAACAGGAGCACGTTCAGAGAGTTTTTCAGACATAATCGCAGCAATACGCTTGAAATGATCGGGACCAACTTGGGGACCTCTACGGTTACTATACTTGTAAACGAAGTCAGCAAGAGCAGGATGAATCTCAGCAGCTTCTGCTAGGAGAGCGTCAGACACCGCTTTATCAGGATTATTAGCAATTTCAAGGATTTCTTTCTTTAATGCTAAGAGGTCAGCTTGAGTATCTGTAGCACCAAGAGTTTTGGCTTCCTTGATTTTTACGTCAATCTGTTTAGCCAGAGCTAAGTATTCAGCACGGGTAGTAACAAGAATGTCTTGTTTACGAAGAACTTTAGATAGCTCAAGAGCAACTCGAGCAGCTTGTCCAGCTTTACCTGCACCATACAAAGAGATCATAACTTGATATTTGGCTGCTTTGTTAATGTCTTCCCAAGTAAGGTCTAACCCTAGTTCATCCATTAGTTCTTGGAAACGAGGGTCGGCAACAGTATCTTGAGCAACAAGGTCGTAGATTCGATTCTTTTTAACTGATTGTAGCACGTTAGACGTAATAGCAGCACCACGGTCGCCTGTAGCAAGAGCAATCATTTGTAGACCACTAGCGGAAGCGTCAGCTTCTCCTAGCAGCTTAGACTTGTATAGTCTTAGCTTAGCAGGACTAAAGTCACCACCTGTTGCTTGATACACACGATAGTACTCAAGACTAAAACGAGCAATCTTAGCAACCTCTGCAGCATCTGTAGACTGGATCAAAGGATGCTCAAGAAATTCTCTAATACGACGATCTCGTTGTGTCTTAGCACTAAGTAGTGCACCTACTTCAAGGATAGACTTTTCATTGTTTTGGAAGATTGTTAAACGGCCTGCTTCAGTAAGTGCTTCAGTACCGGGTCCAATAACTGCAGCCATCTGAATACGTAGTTGATGTAGCCCTTGTGGGGTCATTGGAACAGCATGTGCAGTGTTAATGAAAGGACGTACTACTTCACCCCCAGTAGGTGTTAAATAGCCATTATAGTAGACACGACCGCGACCATCAATACGGGCATGTACGGTGAAAGACTTTCCATTGGCCCGGTAGTAGCGGATAGCTTCCATAAGACCGTAGCCTTGGTCTCCTCGTCTGATAATTTCTTCACGAAAGCCATTAATTGAGTCATAGTATGCGGCATTACCTCTCTGGTCTTTGAAACGAGCTAAGTCGTCCATGAAACTTGAAAATTCATCATCTACTTCATAACGGAAACTCATAGTATGGTTCAACATATCCGCAAAGTCACCGTCGATTTGTTTTTCATCAAACTTAGAAAAAGCAGAACGGGTAACAACAGGAACACCTGTATCACGTCCTCTAGCATCTACATAAGTCTTTTTACCGGGTACTACAAAGTATTTGTTCTCAGGACGATCTACACCTAGTCGGTTACTCAATTCAATTCTACGATTGTAATCTTGCAACTTTAGCATAGTAGGATCAAGAATCTGTACTTCTCTAGAAACAGTGTCTTTCCAAAAACCTGAAGGACGTCCTGTGTCAAGATCCGTAACAGCTCTACGAGTAACACCACGAGCATTCAAGCGAAGCAAGCCTTGTTCTCTAAACAACTCAAGAATCTTAGACCCTTGTTCATGATAATCTTCTAAAGAAGAACCAAAGATAGGGTAGAAAGGATTCCAAGTAGCTTTTAACTCTTTACCAAGGTTAATAGCAAGAGTATCGTAATCAGTAGTAGTACCTTCTGCTACAACAGCCATTAGTCTACTCATAGACCTTGTAACCTCACCTTCGATAGGCTCTGTTACTTTCTGAATAAACAATTTTTCTAAAGTAAGGCTTCTGCGTAACTTATAAAGAAACTCAAGATCTACAATAGAGCGATATTCTTCTCGAATTGTTCTTGTAATGAAGTCAACAAAACCTTCTTCTTTTAATTCAAGAAACATAGTTAACCAGTTGGGAGTTACCTTCTTCTTCAGATACTTAGTTACAATCTTTAGCCATTTATCTGGTGTCTTACCATAACGAGTATAAAAGCCAATAGGGTCGTCTTTATAGAAAGTATTACGAATAGTTCGTTTAATAAAACTCTCTTTTAGTTGTTCATATAGTCCATCTGGTTTCTGGTTAGGACCAAAGAAGTAAGAAGTCCAAGGTGCTTTACCGCGATAGTAAATACTACGAGCTAACTTGATGCCTTCCGTTGAAGCCCAGTCTTGAGCATAACGTTCATAAATAAGCTTTTCAGCATGTAATTTAGCAATAGGGATGATCTGACCTTGAATCATTACTGCAGGTTCATTAGGATCACCTTTAAAACCAAGGAACAATTCTGCTCTAGCACGAGATCGACGATCCAATAGCCTAGAAACGTTTATCGTTGAGAAGTTCATCTCAGAGCGTAGTGCAGCAGAGAAATCTTCCCAAGGTTGGGGATTTTTCTGATAACGTTCAAATAGCACACGAAGATTTTCAACTACTACTGTTTGTTGGTTAGTAGAAATACGATCCTCAAGGCTATTAGTAAAGTCTTCGATGAACTGCTTTTGATTACGATCAAGTAATTTAGATTCTTTCATATAGTCAATACGTTCACGTAGAAGAGTAAAGTCAGGATCATAGCTTAAAGTAGAACGTACCTCTCCTGTAAAAGGATCAAAAGTTTGATTGCGAGGATCGAACTCGTTGTTAGCTCTAGCACGAACCCCACGTTTACCTGCTAGACTAGTACCACGAAAATCTGTTAATGAGATAGCTTGATTAGCATTCATTGTGTCTGCTACGATGAGATCAGCAAGATCTTTCTGTACTTGTTTAGAACGAACAATTTGGAAGGGACGAGTTACATCTATAAATTTTGTTTGTGGATCTTTGCTAAGTGTCTTAATTGGATTAAAGAAAGTAAGAATGTTGTCTTTAATACGAAGAGCGCTGATATCTAATGGTAAACCTTTGCTTGTAAAAAAGTCACCCATTGATAGAGCACCTCTTTCAAGAAGAGATACTTTCTCTTCTGAGCCTAACTTTTCTAGTTTAGTTGCCATAGGTTGTCTGCGTAACCAAGTAGCAAAATCTTCTTTAAGTGGTGTCTCACCTGTCATCAATGCGTTAGGCACTTCAGCTAGACGATCTCTTTTTAAGAAAGGAGAAAGACTTTTTAGAAGATCTGACTTCGACTTAATAACAGGAACAAGAGTTGAACGACAGTACCAATGAAGTGGAGGTCGTACTTTGACGTTATCAACAGATTGAAATAAATTATCATAGGAAGAACAAATCTTTGATGTACGAGAATCAAGAATAGCAGTGAAAACTAAACCAGAAATCAGGTCTGGATTAGCTTCTAGTACTTTTTGTTTAACAATAGACTCAGCTTGAGTCATGTGTGTAATTACTAGCGTCTTAGCTTGATTCTCAGTTAACTTAGTAGTTTGAAGAACTCTATTTACAATAGACTCTTCGGCTTCACCTGTAGCAATACCTTTACGAATAAGAAGGTTAATGCGAGTTAACTCCGAACCCCCTACATTTTCAAAGCTACGAACTAAAGTAGGATGCTCTTTCTTTTCGTTAAACAACTTTAAAGGGGAACTGGTAATATCTTTAGCTAACTGCCCACGATTAACCGACTGAACATCGTACCAATCACTAACAGAACGTCTTAGGTTATTTGTTTGGAAGTCTAACTCTGCTCCAATATAATCTGTTAAGGCATTAGCGCCTAAAGCATGAAGCTCTTGGACATGCCGAGTAACTTCACGCTCTAAACCTAGTTTGTCTTTAAGGTCTTCCCCTAAGATTTTCTTTAGAAAACCACGATGCCGATTTGAAGCTTTTTCAATAAGCAGCTTAGCTGTCTCTTGATAACGACGAGTGGCAAGCATATGCTCTACTTGTCTGTCAAAAATATCTTGGTTTAGACTCATTGTTTTTCCTTTATTGAATTATAAGGTTCCTGTATTAGTTGACGGGAAAGCTCGATCTGGACCCCAGATCAACCGTACAGCACCGTCTCCACCGGGGTAGTTGACGGCTTGATAAGTAGCAATACCTGCACCGCCACCGTAAGAACCACCGATAGCAGTAAGTGTACCGCCTGTTCCACCAGAACCGCCACCACCTCTTGTAGCACCAACGCTAGTTGAGTTACTTGCAGCACCAAGAGCACCTGAAGTGCCTTGGCCTAGTAACCCTACACCGCCGCCTCCGCCAGAGTTAAAAGCTCCGCTACCAGTGAAGTATGCACCTCCGCCTCCGCCTGCTCCACCAGAGCCAGCTGTTGCTGCAATAGTATTACCGTTGTAGTAACCACCATTACCACCAGCACCAGAGTAACCCCCTGCACCACCACCACCAGAAGCCGACCAGTAATAGGTTGTTGGGTAAGCGTTACCACCAGCACCACCACCGTCTCCAGTATAAGAGCCACCTGTACCTTGTGTAGTAAATGTGCCTGAGCCACCACCAAAACCAGCAACAGTAGAAGTATCAATAAAATAAGAATTACCTCCGGGATTAGTGTTGCCGTTAGTTGTTGTTGCAGTAACAGTTGCTCCACCAGCACCTACTACTACTGTGTAAGAAGTACCGGGTACAACTGGTATGTTGTTTTTCCAACCTAGTCCGCCCCCAGCGCCGCCTGTAGAACCAAAAGAGCCAGTACCAGCGTTAAAAGCACGACCACCTGCACCACCGCCTACACAAACAGCGTTTACGTAGAAGACACCAGCAGGACAGGTCCAAGAATATGTGCCGGGAATAACAAACGAAGCTTCACCATACTCTGAAGTAGGATTCTCGATGACTGTGTAACTAGAGAGCAGCTCCCAACGGCCATATTCAGGTAGGTAAACTTCATAAGCACGAAGGGTAGTGTTGTAGTACATATAGGGCTTAGCTACAGAAGGACGTTGAGCAGAAGTTCCTGTTGCAAAAGACCTAAAGTCAAAGACCCACTTAGAACCATCCCAAGTGTAAGTTTTAAGACCTACTGTAAAAGTTTGACCAACAGTAGGACTATCAGGAAAGTTGATTGCCATTTGTTGACTCCTGTAGGGTAGGCCAGTCCACAAAGAATGGATCTAGATTGTTAACGTTATTGTAGATGTCGCGAAGTGCTTGCCGATATTCTATATAGCTAAGTGGTAACTCTTGTTCAAGTGTAGTACCATTGAGAACAGTGGCTTCTACTGCTTTTAATACTTTGTAGTCTGTTTCAGCTAGTTTCTTCTGGCAGACCGAACGAACTTGACTCCATTGAGCTAGTACTTCTTCTTCATTAGGGTCACGAACTACCCAGTCTGTTAAGCCCCATTCAACTACTTTAGGATAGACATACTCTGGCATTGCAGGAGCAACCAGCCAACCATCTTGCTCTAGTTGTTCTTCTGTAGGATTAGTAATAGTTAGTCCGTCATCTAAACGAAGTCTAAAAGGTTTAGTTGTAGGTGGAAAACCTACTTTATAGTATAACATGATAACTCCTTATGTTTCTACAACGTTAAACTGGTATAGCACGTCACTAATACTGTCTACAATATAATAGGAAGAGCCATCTGGCTTAACAAACATACCTCTAGGGTTAGCAGAAATATTCTCAATATAAGCATGAGTAGCTTCTGTAAAACCACCTGTAATGCTGTAAGGTACTGTTAGCTTATACCGATAAACTCGACCAACACTGTCTCCAAGAATATAAAGGTGATTACCATCTTGAGAGATAGTAATACCATACATTGTATTAGTCAAGAATGAGCTATCTGAGAAGCTAACTGTAGCTGACAGAGTAGATAATCCCCATGCAGTAGTTAAAGTCTTCTGGTATACAATGTTAGTTGTAGAGTTTACAAAGTAGATGTTTTTTCCGTCTCTGCTAAAGTAAAAGTTTCTTATAGCTGAACCAACACTTGCAGATTTTTCTACAAAGTAGACAGCAGTAAAATCCCAAGGGATAACTACTCGCCACTTAGTCAAGATACCACTCGCTTGGTCTAACGTAAAAATCATGGTACCATCAGGAGAAATAAAACCACTAGAGAAAACACCTACGTTAGTTGCGTTCAGCGTAGGCACAACATAGTTCTTGCTAGTAGTAGCTCCAACAATTGACCACGGAGTAGGGCAATCATACTCGAAGATTTTGTAAGCACCTACATCAGAAACCCAAAACTTTTTACCATCAGGTCTAAATTGAAGAGTGTTTGCACTTGTAGCTGCTGCAGCAATACTTAAAGTAGCAGCGGCTGCACCGTTACTAAAAATAGTGGCATTTGGTTCAGCAGGAATTACTGTTGTACCTCTAGCCTCTAAGTGATAGATAATGTCGGTTGTGTTGTTTAGAATGTAGAAGTGTCTTGTATTAGGTACAAAGTATAGTCCTGTAGTACCAGCAACGTTACCCACAGGGATAATGTTTGTCATTGCACCTGTGTTACCTAAGTTCGTAATAGAAGCAACACTCCAAGGAGTTGCTACTGAATAAACTTGAATAGAGTTGTTAGTTCTTCCCATTACAAATAACCGAGTACCGTCTCCATTAAAACAGAGAGTACCGGGGTTAGTATCTTGAGTAGTAACTGAAGCTGAAACTGAAGCGTAAGCTGCTGTAGCTAGGCTCCAAGGAGTAGACATGGTATACTGGAACACTGTATCAGCAGTACCACCGACTACCCAAAAAGTAGTACCATCAGGTTTTACGAATAGACCTGTAGGAGTAGCTTCTTGTGTAGTTACTGAGAAGGATACTGAGTCATAAACTGCAGTAGAAACTAACCATGGGGTACTTAAGGTGTAAGAATAAATTGTGTCTGCAGCATTACCTAGTACTAGCATCTTTGTTCCATCAGGTGAGAAAGATACTGAGGTAGGATCTACTACTGTTGTACCAAAGGCAAACAACCCAATATAGGTAGCTGTAGATAGTTGGTAAGGAGTGGTTAAGTCGTATTGGTAAACACTGTCGTTTGTAGTACCAACAAAGTAAAGTTTTAATCCATCATCTCTCATGAACAAGCTAAAGCCAGCGCCATCTCTTGCTGAAATTGATAGAAAGTCTCGCTGATAAAAACCTAAAACTCTACGGTTATCACTAGTTGGAGTATCATCATGAAAAGTATAAGGTAGTCGTTCTCTCGCAGCAAAGTGTGAACGAGCGTCAATAACTCCACTCGTCCATTCACTTGAAGGCGCTTCATAAGAACCTAGAATGTTGCCGTTGATCATCATTATGAGATAACCTCATAACTGCAAAGACCAGTCAGCATTGAGTTAGCTGAAGCTGTTAGGCGGAGAGAGTCTCCTTCTTCTAGATACAAAGGGTAATCTCGTCCAAGAGCAATAAACGTACTATCTTGTAGGACAGCAATAGTTGAGACTAAACGGTAAGCTACACCACCACGAAAAAGATCGATAGTAACGTCAGCAGGAGTTGTACCGTTAATGTTAGCAATAATAACAGCATTAATTTTTAGAACCGTACCACTAGATGCAGGATTAGCTACAATTTCTGTTGCAGTAGTAGTGACAGCAAGAACACTAGTTTTACCTGTGATAGTAGATACTTGGAGGATATTTGGAGCGGCCATAAGTTGATTCCTTAGTTAAAGACATAGGTCATTGCGAGAGCTTTAGAAATATTAGCGTCAGGACCAGTTGGACCTTGTGACCCTACAATTTCAACCCACTGATTAGAGGTTCCATCTTGGTAGTACAGATAAAGCGAGAGGTTAGCACTAGAGAACCATAACGTGCCTTGAGTAGGAGAACTAGGTGCTGTGTCAGAAACAACAAGAGTAGCTCCACCAGAACCCCCTGAGCCTGTAGCGTCTGTGTCGTTAACCCAAGTAGTACCGTTATATTTTAATACTTGTCCTGTAGTAGGAGACGTAATAGTGACATCTGACAATCCGTCGAGGTTAGTAGCTCCGCCACCTCCACTTGTAAAAGTCTTATTTTTCCACAGACCTGTAGCAGACTCATAAGTCAGTACTTGATCATCTGCTGGAGAAGTGATTAGTACGTCGTGTAGTTCATGAAGTTCAAAACCATTTTGTACATGAACAAGGATACGACCTGAGCTAGCATTAGCTTTAACTACCCAACCAAGAGAAACTAAGTGGTTAGGAGCAACTGGTTTAGTTTGTGTAAAAGTCCCTGCTGTAGAGCCGAGATAGATAGCTCCACCTTCAGTTAATCCACCTGTATTTACATTATAGAGTAACCCATTTGTAGTTACAATACCATCTGCACCATTTGCAATATCAGCCGTAACAAACCCGAAAGTCTTGCTAGAAGTACTTTCAGCAGAGTTATTAGCTTTTGCAATAGAAGGTTTTTGTCCTTGTGCACCATTAATGTAAACGACACTACCTTTAGTAATAGTAGAACCTGTACCATTATACACTGTTAGCTGCTGTAGTTCTAAGGAACCAAACTCAATAATGTTTCCCGCACCATCTTTAGAGAATAGCTTACGGTCGGCAAGATTGATAGCAATCTCACCAACTTCAAGATCAGTAGCTAGAGGTACTTTTTCAGCAACACTAGACTTTTTAAGAATAATTTTAGTAGTCATATAGATGACCCCCTTTCTACTTAGTAGGTTCCGCCGTCTAGACGAACATCTGCTAGGGTTTGGTTAGCGAGACTCCACACATCATTGGTTTCATCCCAGAGGAAGGTTACGTTTGTTTCTGTACCACGAGCAATTTCGATACCAGCATTCTGAGTAGGTGTTCCTACTTCATCAGCATTCAGTAGAATAATAGCGTCGCCGATGTTAACTTCATTTGAGTTTACAGTTGTAGTAGTACCATTAACAATAAGGTTACCATTAACTGTCAAATTAGAAGTAAACAAGCCTGTGGTAGCCTCAAAGGCACCTACAGAGATGTTGTTGCTAGTAATACCACCTCGAGAAGTTACACTATCAAGAGTATCTACCTCTGTAGCTGAGATAGTAATAGTATTACTTGTATCATTATAAGTGACAGTAACAATTCCACTACCTTGAGTGTTGTTACCAACTGTATCAAGAACCGCCTCATCTAGTCCTGTAATATCTGCTGCAGAATGTGTGTGATTTACTGTAGTAGTGATTGTTACGTTACCTAGGTTAGTAATAGTCCCAGAACCTGTAACTGCACCTGCTAGGGTAATAGTAGGATCATTAACGTCAAAATTTAGTTTACCGGAAGTGTCGTCATAAGTTACTGATAGCCCTGACTCAGTATTACTAGAGACCATAGCACCAACGACATCTTCTACTGCTTCTTGGAAGTCTGTAATTGAAGTAGAAGCATGAGTATGATCGAGAAGAGAATAACGACCGTCAAGGTTTACTGTAGCTTGTGAACCATCATAGTTGGTACCTGTTAGAACACCTGTAGCAGAGTTAAAGGTTAGAGTATTTAGTTTACCAATAGTAATCCAAGTAGCACCATTGAAAGCACGAAGCACATGGTTGTCAGAGTCATACCAGAGGTCACCTTCAGCAGGAGCACCTGGAGCTACTGTAGAAACATAAGCACTGTCTAGCTTTACAATGTTTCCTGAGTTATTTTTAGTAAAGAGTTTACGATCTACTAGGTTGACAGCTACTTCACCGATTTCTAAGTCGGTTGATAATGGAACTGCACCTACAGTAGATGATTTTTTGAGAATAATTTTAGTTGCCATAATCACCACCTAGAATAATACCTTGGTCTAAGGTACCAATGTTAAGATCATCTAAGGATCCAGAGAAAGCTACATCTGCGAGATCGTCAAAGGTAGGTACGATGCCTACATCATCTGTTGTACCATCGCTATAGGTAAAAATCAAATGACTATCAACAATCTCAGCAGACACAACTGAGCGACCTTGAGACCCTTGTCCACCTGTTCTTGCTAGAGACACATTCAGCTTTTGAATTAAAATGTCTGTTACTAGTTTATCGGGTTTGCTTGAGATCTCAAGTTTATTTGCTTTTGTAGTTAATTTGTAGGTCATCTTAGAACTCCGTTGGAGAATAAGAGACTTCAACTAAACCACGAACTGGTTTCCAAATTTGTTTATTGTTACCTGTACCGGGATCACGAACTTCTAGTTCAACAAAACCATAAACAGGTTTATCTGGTGTAGGCTGTACTGTCCAAGTGGAGATTAGCTCCTCAGGGAATACGATTTTAAAAGTGTTGTCTGTTACGACTTCATCTAGCAGTGGTAGTTGTGTAATAACTCCGCTAGGTCTGACAGCAGTAGGGATCTTACCGTCTCCTGCATTAAGCGCTTCAATAACAGTTACTTTGAGAGTGTAGTTACTGAGGTTTGTTAGCCAGTTGAGAGTTACTTCTAGGTGAATTTGTTCACCATCAACAATACTAGCCAGAATGGAGCCGTTATCAGAGATTAAGTCTTGTGACGCTGAAGTAATTTTACT